TGGTGTTTGGAATTTTAAATTCAAGATCCATTGTATCGCCGTATGTTGCAATACGAATAGCTATCAAAATAGCATCAACGTCAATGCTTGGAACCATCCAGCCACTTTTGATATTTGGCACACAGTTTTCAATTACACCAACAATACTTTGTCCGTTCAGCAGTGCATCCGGTGTTTTGAAAAGTATTTCGTCCTTGGCAGTCATTGGATAGACTGGAAACTCCATGTTTTCGTTTGGTTCAAATGTTCCATCGGGGTAGTATGCACCATTGCTAGGCAGTTTAACAAACAACTTGGGTTGTCTAAAATGTTTAGCCAACGGATTTGTTGAGACGTTTTCCATAATTTTTTCTCCGCATAAATAGTATAGTATATACCTTATGTCATTATATACGTATTTAACATAGATAAGAGATTACGTTGGACGAAGTTGAAATTAAAAATGTAGGCGGACGAAGTGGTGTAGCCAGTGAAGTTACTCTGCAAAGATTGCTGGATGCAACAACACAAAACTCAACAAATGCATCGGCAGCTGCACAAACACGCCAGAGATTGGTTGAAACTAGCAACAAAGCACAAAAAGCCAACACCAGCATACTTGGTAAAGCCACTGCTGGTGTCAAAGGATTTGCAAAAGAGTTTGTATCAGGTGGAACTAAAGTAAGCGACTTTAGCAAGCATGTTCTCGGTGCCAGTAGTAGATTGCAAAATCTAGTTGAGTATTTAGATGACAATGTTGATCAGTTTAGAAGTTTAAGTCAAGTTGGCGCAGGATTCAACAACAGTATTTTTGACATGATGAAAAGTGCAGGCATGAGTGCTATGCGCATGGACGAGTATTATCGAGTTGTGCAAGACAACAGCGAAGTTTTGAGAATGCTTGGAGGCACAGTTACACAAGGTGCTAAAGAGTTTGGCGCACTTAGCAGAAGTATGCGACAAGGCGACTTAGGCGATAAATTGTTTGATCTTGGATTTACCATCAGTGACGTAAACGACGGTTTGGTAAATTATATTAATATACAAGCACTGCAAGGTAGGTTGCAGGGCATGTCGCAAAGAGAATTGATTTCAGGCAGTCAAGACTATCTAGTAGAAATCGACAAACTATCAAAAGCCACTGGACTCAGCAGAGATGCGCTAATGGAACAGCAAACACAACTTGGCAACAACGCCAAATTCCAATCACTGTTAGCAGATGCATCTCGTGACGGCGCAAGCAATTTACAAAAAAATATCGGCGCTATGGCACAAATGTTAGGACCACAATTTGCTGACGATCTGTCATTGATTGCAGGTGGAGAAGGCGGCATGAGTGATTTGTATAAATCATTGATAGCATCTGGAGAAGCAGGACAAAAGTTTGCAGGCATTCTTGAAAACGCAGGCAATATGACAGATGAACAATTTCTTGGCGCTATACAACAAGCAGGTCCTGAAGTTGCTGACGCATTAGCACAATTTTCCGGCGGCACACAAGCTGGATTGCAAAGAGGCGGCAGTGTTCTAGCTTCATTGTTCGACAGCATTGGACAATTTAGATCGATGCAAAATATTGATCCTCGAGCAGCAAGTCGTCAACAAACTGCTCAAGAAAATGTTACTGATTTCTTAACCAGCTTTGGAAATCAGTTGCAACAAGTTAAAACCAATGTGTTGGATAAAATTATTAACAGCGATTTTGGTACAGCAGTTACCAATCTAGGAACCAGCCTCGGTGCTGCACTAACTAGCTTGTTCGGCGGCGAGAATTCCGAAGGTGGCGGTGCTTTTGGCAGTTTAAGCACTGGCATCGGTAGCGCAGTTGAAAAGCTAACTGGTCCAGAAGGATATCTAACAAAGCTCACAGACACAATACGAAACGAAGTTGAGGCTTTTACAGCAGCTACATCTCCAAACGCTGCTAACAGAGTGTCGCCAATAGATTATCTCAGAGAACGTGCTGGAGAGCTAGGAACACAATTGAAAAATTGGTTTACAGATATGTTCTTTGGAAAAGTTGTTGAGAGAGATAGAGACTTTGGCAATGATATACGAGCAGGCGGCATAATTGAAAATATTTCTAACGGATTCTCAAGTCTAATGACATCAGCAAAAGATAAGTTTATGAGCATTATGGGACTTGAAGATTCTGAAACTGCTGGTAAAAGTATTTTCACGCAAATTATGGAAAAACTATTTCCGCCTAACGAATCTGGTCAAGGGCTTGGCGCTAGAATAGGAACTGCATTAGTTGATTCAATTTCGAGCTTTATGGAATCTAGTGGCGGCCAAGCATTGATTGACACCATTGGTTATCACTTTGAAGGAGTGATGCTAACCTTACAAGAAGCTATTGATAACAAAATTGGTATACTTAGCAATGACAGACTAGCAAGAGAACGTGCAGCGTATGAAGAAAAAGGAATGGCACAAGGCAGACTTTCCGGCGCTGGACTCGAAAACGCACAAGCAAATTTAAGAAGTAGGTTAGAAGAGCAACTTAGCCTAGCGGAACGCGGCGCAGCACAAGCGTATCAGTATCAATATGGTGATACGCATGATTTTTCACCTTATCAAGATTTAATAAATCAGTACAACAATGCAGGCGGAAATTATCAAGTTCCGCAATACTTACAAGAACAAGGCATTCCGGTTCGTAGAGTTGGCACACTAAAAGCCACTGGACAAAATACAGAACCTAAAGACATTACTGCAAAACTTCATGCAGGAGAACGAGTTTTAAATCCAAGTGAAACAGCAGCCGTGAACGACCTGCCCAATGCTATCAACCAACTAAATACACTTACAGCGCAGATTCGTGACTTGATGACACAAAGTGTATCATATCAAGAAAGAACTGCAAGAGGCATTAGAAAATTAGGAAGTGATATAATGACATGAGTTGGAAAAAATATTTTACCCCAGTCCCAACAAGTGCAAATTCGGGCGGCAGCTATTCGCCATTTAGTATGACAAAAGGTCAAGGCGTTGGTCCGGCGGCAGCAAATTACAGTAGTCATCTTCCTGATGTGTATGTTGGATCGCCTAATCGTATTGAGCGTTATGGTCAATACAACACAATGGACAACGACAGCGAAGTTAATGCTGCATTGGATATTCTTGCTGAATTTTGCACACAGAAGAACAAAGAAAATTCAACACCATTTAAAATTGAATTTTCAAAAGCAGCTACAAACACTGAAGTTCAAATCCTCGGTCAGTATCTAAAACAGTGGTGCAAGATACAAGAATTTGAAACAAGAATGTTTAAAATTATTCGCAACACATTCAAGTACGGCGACCAGTTTTTTGTAAGAGATCCAGAAACTAAAAAATGGTTTCATGTTGATCCTGCAAACGTAACAAAGATTATTGTAAATGAATCAGAAGGCAAACGCCCTGAGCAATATGTTGTTAAGGATTTAAACATTAGTTATGAAGCACTAGCTGCAACTAAAATTAATACTGATACTGCATACGGTGCTGGTGCTAACACACAAGGTTACCAAACACTCAACAATCAAAACATGACAGGAAGAACACCTGATCAGAATTCAAGTAGATTTGGCACTGACGCAAACGAAACTGCCATCGATGCTGAACATATGATTCATTTGAGCATGAGTGAAGGGTTAGATCAAAACTTTCCTTTCGGCAACAGTTTATTAGAAACTATTTTTAAAGTATACAAGCAAAAAGAATTACTTGAAGATGCTATTATTATCTATCGAGTACAACGTGCGCCAGAGCGCAGAGTATTCTACGTTGATGTGGGCAACATGCCTTCACACCTTGCTATGCAATTTGTGGAACGTGTTAAAACTGAAATTCACCAAAGAAGAATCCCAAGTAAGACAGGCGGAGGCCAAACTGTTATAGACAGTAGTTACAATCCGCTGTCAATCAACGAAGACTACTTCTTTCCACAAACGGCTGAAGGTAGAGGTTCAAAAGTTGAAACACTACCAGGCGGTACTAACCTTGGAGAAATTGATGATCTTAGATATTTTACTAATAAACTTGTACGTGGCTTACGAATTCCTAGCAGCTACTTGCCAACAGGTGCTGACGATTCAGCTTCGCAATACAATGATGGACGAGTCGGCACTGCTTACATACAAGAACTGAGATTCAATAACTATTGCGAACGTCTACAAAGCACAGTAACAGAAGTTTTCAACAATGAATTCAAACTTTACTTGCATCAAAAAGGCATCAACATTGATTTAGCAATGTTTGATTTAAAATTACAGCCACCACAAAACTTTGCAAGTTATAGACAAGCTGAACTTGACAGCAACAGAATTAGTACATTTACTCAAATGCAACAAGTTCCGTTTATTTCAAACCGTTTTGCACTACAACGTTTCCTAGGACTTAGCAAAGAAGAAGTTGCAGAAAACGAAAGACTATGGCGCGAAGAAAACGACGAGTTCTTTGCAACAGGCGAAACAGAAACAGCAGCACAATTGCGTGATGCTGGAATTAGCGGAAGTGATATTGCTGCTGATACAGAAGCGGCAGACGGAGAAGAGATTGCCGGCGATGAAGACATTGCAACAGGTGCAGACGCAGGAGGAGACGCTGGCGGCGATGCAAATGATCCGTTCAGTGCATAAATACTATTATGATACTACGTGAATTATATTATTTTGATAAAAAAACTATGGAACCAGTAGAAGACAATCGCTACGATTCTCAAGACGACGACAGCGTAGTAAATCTTGACGACACAAGAAAAACTCGATTAACACTTCGTGATATTAACAAAGCAAGACGTGCAGAAGAAATGCACAGACAAGAAGCAACTAAAGATCTAGAACACGTTAGAGCTATGTACGGGCTTGCTGCTCAAGGCGCCGAAGAAACAATGTAAGGAATATTTTCTTGTCTAAAGTTTATATTCCAGGCGAAAGCAACGAACAACGAAAAGCACGTAAAAGAAAAGAAAAAGGCTGGAAAAAAGACATTCCTCCTGTACCTACTCCTAAACCAATCTTGCCAAGAAAAGTAGTAACCAACACTCTACAAAGAAGTACTCCCCCAACACAAATTGAACGCATACAAGAGCAGCTAACATATCCTACAAAGGATCTTGCGTTTGTATTGGGCAACGGAACAAGTAGAGCAAGCATTGATCCTTTTCTTTTAAAAAACAAAGGTACTGTGTATGGATGCAATGCACTCTTTCGCACTTTTAGTCCAGACTACTTGATTGCAGTTGATACTAAAATGATAAAAGAAATATCGCTAGCAGGCTATCAATTAAAGAATCAAGTGTGGACAAATCCCAACAAGTACACTAGAGAAGTGCAAGGTTTAAACCTCTTTAATCCCAATTTAGGTTGGAGCAGCGGTCCTACTGCACTTAATTTTGCTAGCTTAAACGGCGCTAAAACCGTCTTTATTTTAGGATTTGATTATAGAGGCATCGGCGATAGACACGAAACTGTAAACAATCTGTATGCCGGATCAATGAACTACAAAGGCAAAGATGACAGGGCTACCTATTTTGGAAATTGGCAAAGGCAGACTTCTCTGGTAATAAAACGAAACCCTCAAACGAGATATATAAGAGTAGTTGAAAAGGCAGAGTACTTTGTGCCTGAAAATTTAATAGGACTTGACAATTTAGAACATATTACTGTAAGCAAATTTAAAGAAATCATTGGAATCTAACTTCATAGTTGTAAAATGGGCTGTTTTGAGCCTATTTCGGCATACTT